ATATTAAGTCCGATTACCGATATTATTACAAGAGAACATTTACCTGAAGGTGATTACCTTACATTCAAGGTGGAAGATGGTAGAGAATTCCGTAGACGATTAACTCGAAGTGTTTACCTTTCAAATAATGTTAAAACTTGTGATGTAAGTGGTAATAAGATTAGTAAGGGAGATTATGTGTATAGTTTCCCTATCAAGAAGAAAGGTATAGGAACTTTATATATCTGTTCAAAGTTCTTAGATAATGGTAATACTTCCGACAGCAACCCTTTAGCAGAAGCTTTGGAACTTTTGACAAACAAACTTACCGAATCTTTAAATAATGTTTTGGATGAACAAAAGGGTTTACAAAAAGAAATGAACACTTTAAAATAAAAGAAGGATTTGATAGCTAAAACTAATAGTCAAGCTCATACATTGAAGCAATCTATTTTAACTTTGGAGAATAAGGGGCTACTGTGACAAAAATACTAAAGATTTTAAATAAAATTGAATCTGCAAAAGGTAAAGAGAAATTAGAAATCCTAATGTCTCAGAAAAGTAATGATGCTTTGAAAGAAGTGTGCCGATTAGCATATTCCCCTACAACACAATTTTATATTAAGAAAGTTCCTGATGGGTGGCAACATTCTAATAGCCGTGTTCCTGATTGGGAAGATGTCTTTACTAAGTTAGGTGAACTATCTTCAAGAGAGATTACAGGTGATGCTGCAAAAGATTTCCTTATGAAAGATATTCTTACTTATATTGATTGTGAGATGGCAGAAGTGGTTTACCGTATCATACAGAAAGATTTGAAATGCGGTATTGGTGCAAGCACTATTAACAAAGTATGGAAGAATCTTATTGTAAAGCCGCCTAGACAAGGTGCAAGTTCGATGAATGAGAAATCTCTTGCCAAGATGAACACTATTAAGAATTTAGCTATCGAACTAAAAAGTGATGGTTCTTATGCTTCAAGTGTTTGTGGTGAAAACTCTACAATGATGTCTAGGAACGGTAATCCTTTGGAGGTAGAGTGTTTGCAAAAGCATTTAGAGTGCGGAGCATTTGATGGTTTTGCTCTTGAAGGTGAGCTAGTTTACTCTTTAGATAAAGCTACTCGTGAAGAAGGTAATGGGATTATCACCAAGATAGTTAAAGGAACAGCTTCGGAAGAAGAAAAAGAGAATGCACTTTACCAAGTATGGGATTGTATTGACATTAGCTATTATGAACCTAAAGGTGAATACCCTTTCAGTAATGAGTGTAGACGAGATTTATTAGTTTGTATGATGGAAGATTATTATGAGTGGTGTGCAGATAATGATGTAGAAGAAAAGATCATCCTTATTCCACGCAGAGAAAATGTTTCTGTAGATGAAGCTTTTGAAATCTTCGAAGGTTATGTCCGTGAAGGGTATGAGGGCGCTATTGTTAAGGATATGGATGCAACTTGGAAAGATAGTGGAAAACCTACTTACTGTGTTAAATTAAAACGTAAGGAACCTTGCGACCTTAAAGTTGTAGGTTGGTATGAGGCTGAGAAAGGTAGCAAGTATGAAGGTCTGTTAGGTGGTTTACATTGTGAATCTTCTTGTGGTAAAATCAAGGTCAATGTAGGGAGCGGTTTCAGTGATGAAGAACGTAAAACTTTGATGAAAGATTTACCACCAATTATTGAAGTAGAGTATGATTCCATTACTAAAGATAAGAAGACTCAACAAGAAAGTTTGTTTTTACCTATTTACAAACGACCACGTTATGATAAACTGGAAGCAGATTCTTACAATGACATCTTAGATAAACAAAAGATTAAAGTGGAGGTATAGATGAGCAAGGTATATTTTAAAGAAGGTAAAGATGGTTGTACCGTTTTTACATGGGATGCGGATAATTGTAATGTGTTATGGGATGGAGGGATAAATAAGGATTATACAAAGGCAGATTTTGAACATTTCACACGTTTCAATTATTGGATTCTATGTAACAAAGATGGTTCACCTATTAAAACTAAAAACTCTGTAAAACGTCCAACAGACAATTGGAAGAAAACAATAAATAAACGCAAATTTGACCGTTGTATTAAAGAATGCGTAAATCTAGGATATGAAATGTATTACAACCCTAACACTAATTGTTTTTATGCCAAGGGTTGGTGTGATGATGATAGTGTAACCTTTTTTAAGTGTAATCTTTCTAAAGTTCCTGAAAGTAAGTTAAAGTTTAAAGAAGATGTATTAACTATCTACAATGAATATTTAGATGAAGAGATGAAGATATCCGTAATGAATAGCTGTCATTCTAGAGAAGGTGATTCTGAATTGTTTGAAGATTTGAAAGAAAGCTTGGAAGAATGTGTTGAGATTAAGAAAGAGCGTGAAAACGGTTGGACAGACAAGCATTATGACAACTATTACACATTAACAGAAGATGATATTGAAGCTGGAAAGATTAGATTAGATGCTTATACAGTAAATCGTGCTTGGAAGATTAACGCTTGGGATGATACAGGGGCGGCCTTCCACTTACTGAAAACTCTCCCAAGGATTGCTAATGAGAAGAATGATCTTGAAAGAGAATTGACAGCTTTGTATAAACAAGTAAAATGTTTGTGTAAATTACATAACGTGGAGGTAGAGTGATGAGTAAGTATGTAGAAGGTTTCTATAAGGTAAAGGTTGATGAATACAAGTTTAATACTTGTAAAGAATTGAAGTATCAATTAGATTTATTATCAGGACTGTACCAGAATGATATGACAATAACCCACGAAGATTTGGAAAGTATGTATACTCTTGTTAAAGAGTTGTATTTAAACTTAATGAGTGATTTTGAAGATCACTTAGAGAACAATGTTAAATATTTAGGTAAGGAGATTTCAGAATGACTTACAAACCAAGTGACTTCATTTATTATGAAATGGTACTGGAAGGGTTAGAATATCAAGATATGGTGTTGAAAGATGAATTATATCTCACCTTGGACAATGCTGAATATCTTTTCAATAATGCAGATGAATGTTTTAAATCAGATTACCCCGCAGATGTCCTTTATGAGATTAAAAATGAATTCAGGTGTATCGGGCAAGTATATCACGATTTATTAGAAACCTATTCTCGCCATTACGAAATTGATTACTATGTTAAAGAATTTACAGGTGTTACCGAAGAGGGTGAGACAATCTCTAAATGGATTGGTTGGAACTATTATTACGGTGGTGGTAAACACGCTTGTCCAGAAGAGATTGATTGGATTCCAGATGCAGAATTTGTTAAAGTAAAGAGTGAAGAAGTGGTAACTGTTATCAAGAGAACTTTTGAGAGGGAATAATGTTTGAATTATTCTTTATACAAATGTTCGCTAGTGCTGGTTATATCCTTTTTAGATCACTCTAAGTTTTGAATACTACATGTTCTAGATGGTGGTGGATACTTCCTACAAGTTTGTGTATAGCTTTGTGTGAAGTGTTTGTAATTCAGATGATAGCTACATCAGATTTATCTAAAATTTGGTTAGTTTTGAGCACAGGACTTGGCGGGACAGTTGGGTGTTTTGGAGCAATGTATATTAGTAATAAGTTTGGAGGAAAGAAATGAATTACAAGAAACTAATTAAAGATATTAACAATGGAACAATTGATCCTAAAAGTTTCACATTAGTTGTTGATAATGACTATGGTTGGTTAAGGGATGAACTACATGAAGATTGGGGACTTTCAGAAGAAAGGGAAGAAGTATTAAAAGATACTTACGGAGAACCAGAAGGTTATAATGACTTGGTGGAAATTTTAAAAGCAGTAGGAATTAATGCGGAGAGGTGTTAAATGAAACAAATCACAGCATCTAAAGGAACAATCCTTTACGTAATGGAGTAAATCTATTTAAAAGGGTATAGTGACGGAAAGAAAAATGTCGACTCAGTGTTTGAACCTTCTGTAGTGTGGGATATTGCAGAACAGTTCACTAAAGATGTGGAGAAATATTCTAATGCGAAAAGTAAATATTAAGTGGACAGAAGAAGATTTTGATAGATTAAGATTAAATTTAATTAAGTTGGTAAATGAGTGGAGGAAAGAGAAACGATGAATATTGGAAATTTGGTGATGATTAACTTTTTCGGAGAAGGTTATTATTCAGGTAATTCTGAATCACAGACAATGATCATAGAGAAAAGCTTTTACGAAGATTTTAAAGAGGAAATTGATAAGTATGTTCCTTACTTCCACGAGTTAGATGGTAAACACTCCGAAGTAAGAGGTAACTTGACAGTTAGTAATATTACTAAAGAAAATCTAGGTCGCGTAGTGGCAAGTGTTATGGAAGATGATCACTGGCCTGTATCCGAGAACCTTATATGGGAACTTGATGCACCACAGGAAATGCTAGAAAAGCAAGATAAGGTACACGAAACATTTGAAAACCTGTGCAGGATTGAAACAGTTACAAAGATTTACTTTGATGGGGAGGAGGTTTGATAATGTCATATATTAAAGTTTGGTGCGAGTATGATTTCAGTGGTAACTTTGGTGGAAACAATAATGAAGAGGTTTTTGCAGTTGGTGATGATTTAAGCATGGAAGATATCCATGAAACTGTTGGAAATTATTTATCTGGGATGACATTTTTAAGTAAAGAAGATTTAGAAGGTTTATGGGGTTGGGAATTTATTGAGGTGAAGAAGTTTAAATGAACATTAATCTAGAACCTTTGAAAAGGTACATTGAAAATTGTAAAGGTTGCCCTACAGAGAATATCACACCTTCTTGGTATGTTGTCCACGTAACCAATGTTGACGGAGATTGGGGAGGTATTTATGTGAACAGAGATTTAATCTGTGAAGCACACTCAATTAACTTTCCACAAGTTTTAGATGTACTGGTAAACAAGTTTAATGGGGAAATTATCAGCTTCAAAGAAGAAGTGGCAGGAGATTGGCTTCAAGAGGTAGGAAGCTTACCAGAAACTTTGTGTGAATTTTATGAGGAGAATAAAAGGTGAGTAAAGTGTTGAAAGGAGAAGAAGCTTATAAGGCAATTATGTCGAAAGGTTTCGGGTATATTAAAAAAGATACTCTGGAAAGAGCCAAGGAAATTGAGAATCTTAAATATGACACAGGAGAATATGTAGGTGTCCAAAGCGAATATTATTTTGAAGTAGTTCCTCGTTATGGAGACGGTTTCTTACCTTGTATTTATGAAGGAGATTATGATCCTGAAAACGCTTATGAAGTGATGATAGGTTTAGAGGGTTGTATTCTAGAAGTAGATAATTCAGGCAAGTGTTTAATTATTGGTTATGAGGAAAGTTGAAATGAATAACATACTAGAAATACCTCTTGGAAAGTATCATTACACTTTTACCAAAGAAGGTAAACAACTTATCACGAGGAATGGAGAACCTTGGAGAGATGAAACTGGTGATAATTTAATTTGCACAATGGCACACCATCTTCAGGAAGCTTGGGAAGAATTAGAACTTGCACGAGAGATTATCGAAGATAGTGGTATTGATTTTGAAGAAGCTTTAGAGATGAAAAGAGGAGAGAAAGTTTGAGTAAGAAACGCGGTTTTAATAAAGAGCAGATTGACAAGATTATTGAATTACACTTAAAAGGGTTTAAATCTAGACCTATTTGTGATGAATTGGGTGTTCCAAGGACAAGAAAGAGTAGTGTGAATAGGTTGTTGGAGAAGTATCGTAAGGGTGAAGTTGTTCATAGTGGTGAGGTGGAGGATGTTAAATACTCTGGAATCCCTGTGAGTGTTTTTGATATTAAAAAGGATGTGTGGAGTATTGAGACATCTAAGGAAGTAGGGGAAGATGTCACACATCTAATGATACCAGATACCCAATGTAAGCCTGATATTGATATGAGTTATTTAGATTGGCTAGGTCAATATATTGTAGACAAGAAACCAGAAGTTATTGTTCATATAGGTGACCATGCCGACATGCCATCTTTATCTTCTTACGATAAAGGTAAAGGTAAAGCAGAAGGTAAACGTGTAAGTAAGGATATCGAAGCCTCTATTGAAGGAATGAACAGATTACTGAAACCTCTTGCCATCTTACAGGATAAAGAAAGAGAAATGTACGGATACGTTAAGTATAAGCCTAAAATGGTTATCACTCTGGGTAACCACGAAGAACGCATTATGCGTCACGTAAATGATAATCCAGAATTACAAGGTTTCTTGAGTTACGATAATCTTAAATATGAAGAGATGGGGTGGGAAGTTTATGATTTCCTGAAGCCTGTAACAATCAACGGAGTAAGTTATTGTCACTTTATGGCAAACCCGATGTCAGGGAAACCTTATGGGGGTATGGCAATGAACGTCTTAAAGAATGTTGGAGAGAGTTTCTGTATGGGACACAAACAAACCCTTGACGTAGCTACAAGATTCTTACCTGCTTCTGGTAGACAGCAATGGGCTATTATTGCAGGTGCATATTATGAGCACGATGAAGGGTATAAAGGTCACCAAGGCAACCATCACTGGAGAGGTATTGTCATGCAGCATAATGTTAAAAACGGATCTTTCAACCCAATGTTTGTGAATTTGGAATACTTAAAGAATAAATATTCAAAATAAACAGTTGACAACAAAAAGGGTTCATGTAAAATGAGCCTCATCTTGAAACGAGGAGCATCTTGGATAAAAGGTGCTATCTTAACAACAGAGGAGAAAATAAATGGACACACTACTGAAAATGTCTGGAGGATTATTGTTTATTGCAATGGTTTTCTTAATTCAACCGACTATTATATATTGCCTATGGGATGATGTAATGGTAAAATTCTTTGGACTACAAGATGTATCATTTACAGACAGTATTTGGATTTCAATATTATTTTCTGTATTATTTAAGAATACAGCAACTTCATCAAAAGATTAATTTTAACAAAGGAGAAATAAAATATGGCAAAACAAGATAAACTTACTCACGTACCATCTAGCACTGAAGACCGTAAAGACCTTAAAAGCAAGATCGACCGTTTAGTGGATATTAAGATTCAACAAGAATCGCTTGCTGAAGATAAGAAAGATCTTATGCAAAGCCTTACTGGTTCAGAGAATCAAGGTGGAATGAATTACTGTTCTAAGAAAATCAATACTTGGGTTAAGTATGCTTATGATTTAAAATATGGTGGTAAAGAAAAAGTTGCCTTGATTCAATTTGAAGAAGAAAGTTTGGCTGAGACAGAGATTATCACAGGTCTTAAGGCGGAAGATTAATGACTTTATTCAATTTCCTTATCACAACACTAATTTTCGCTGGATTAGTGATTATCATTGGTGCAGGAGTGGTGAGTTTTATGGATAATTTTTGGAATAATCGAAAATAAAGTTTGACAAAATGTGAGACTCTGGTAAGATAGGGTCTCTTAATTCAGAAGAGGAGATAAAAATGTTAACTAAGTTAAAAGAGTTTTTAGGTATTAGAAAGAAACCTAAATATAAAGCTAAGAACTTTACCAAGAGCCGTATTAATAGAAACGGTCACCGTGAAGTCTATGATTCAAGTTCAGATCAGTGGTTATTGTGGATAATGATTATGGATGATACCGATTACATTGTAGATTTTAACTCTTTTGAAGAAGTTGCTTATGATGATAATGTATCTGTTGCAAATGAAGGTGTTCAATTAGGGATTAATGGAGGTGTTTCAGTTACTGTTAATAAACAAACAGAAGATGCTGTCCTTGAATCAGTAAGTAACAATACCGAGACAAGTTTTGAAACAAAAGTAAACGATTTTGTAGAAACTCACGTAACAGAGTCGTACACTCCTTCGAGCTACAGTCCATCTTCAAGTTCTAGTTCTTGGAGTGATTCTTCTAGTAGCTCAAGCTATGACAGTAGTAGTTCGTCAGGTGGTTGGGATTAAGGAGGTTTTATGAGTTTTCACTATTTTGATATATTACAAATCTTAGTATTCCTTGTTTTATGTTTTACATCTTACAAGTTATACACTAACAAGAAGTTTAAAACTCTAGGTGTCTTGTGGTTACTTGCAGTTATTACTTTTTTCAATATGCCTGTAGTTACCGAGAATAATCAA